GACGCCGGTGGACGCGCCGCAGATCTCGCACTTGGCGAGGTAGCCGGTGTGGATCATGCCGCCTTCGCGCAGCTGGTCGTAGGTCTTGAACATGTACCCGGTGCCGCCGCAGCGGCAGGCCTGGCGCAGCTTGCCGTCGCCGATCACGACTCGGCCTCGGCCTCGTCCTCGGCCTCCTCGGCTTCGTCCTCCTCGTCCTCCGCCTCGGCGGATGGCGCCTGCCGGTCGCGCTCGACGCTGGCGAGCATGGCCTGCATCTGCGCCTCGACGGTGCGCTCGCGGCCCAGCTCGACCTGCGCGGCCAACGCCTCGGGGTCGTCGACCGTGGACAGCACGCCGCGCACCGCCAGCTCGCGCAGGCCGACGGCGAGCGGGATCTGGCCGGCGGTCATCAGGCCTTGGATCACCGGCACGTCCTGCGCCTTGCCCGACAGCAGCGACGAGTCCCGGTAGAGCGTCCAGTCGAAGTCCTCGGGCAGCTCGACGCCGGCGGCCTCGGCGGCCAGCTCGATGCCCTGGTACATCGCCCACTCCAAGCCTTCGATCCACCGCTGCGCCTCGGACTTCTCGTTGCTGTCCGCGCGCACCTCGCCCGTAGCCGTCGCCGGGCCGCCGACGGCCATCATGGGCTGCATGCCCAGCGCCATGCAGCGTTCCTCGATGCGCTTGATCTCGACTTCGCCGGCGGCGAGCGACGTGCCGGCGATTTCGACGAACGAAATGTCGAGGTCGCTGCTGGTGTCCGTGAACGTCGAGCCAGGGCCGACCTCGGGCCGCGCCTCGGCGACCGTCGACGACGCGCCGGCGACTTTGAGGATCGGCGAGCGGCAGTAGTGCAGCGCCTCGCCCTGCATCGACAGGGAGTTCCAGTGCGCGACGTTCTGCCAGCCCAAGTCCTCCAGCGGCGGTTCGCCGTGCAGCGTCCCGATGCGCTTGGTGTAGCATGCCACGACCGGCACGCGGCCAAACCCGTGCGCGATCGTCTCGCCGAGGCGGTAGCCGCTCAGGTACTCGCGCGCGGCGTTCTGCTCGCGGTCGGGGTCGTGCTCGCTGCCGCTGCGATACCAGCGCTCCACGCGCTCAGGCGTCCACCGCTCCACCATGTCGGCCAGCACGTCGCCGCCGCCGACGGGCGAGGCCTCGTAGTACCAGTTGCGGATGCGCAGCTCGACGACCTCCTCGACGCCGTTCCGCATGCGCGTGCGGCAGCCGACGAGGTTGTCCGGGTGCACGCGGCGGAAGTACGGGCGCGCGTCCATGGCGTCGGCCTCGGGCAGCGTGAGGCCTGCCGTCGGCACGTTGTCGACGAGGAACAGGCCGAGGCCTCGGTCGATGGAGTCCTCGTAGATCATCTGGGCGAACGACGACAGCGACGTGCCCTGCCGGTCGGCGTTGGACAGCAGGCGGTCCAGAGGCTCCGGCAGCTCGCCGCTGATGGTCGGCGGCTTCATGAACGGCAACGACGCCAGCTTGCGCACCGTGCGGTCGTAGATGGGGAACAGCACCGTGCGCGCCAGACGCGCCGAGTAGCGGTCGCGCGTCTTGGCCTCCTTCTTCGTGGCCGGGGTGAACTTGCCGCCGGCGGCGCGCATTGCGCGGGTGCCGCTGCGCAGCACGCGAACCAGCTCCCAGGAGTCTTCCATCTCGCGGCGCACGCCGCTCCACGTCCCTACGTCGTTGGCCATGTCGTCACTCGTCGAAGCTGGAGACGCGCGCCGCGATGCTGTGCGCCTCCGAGATGTAGTAGCCGATCGCGTCGGTGAGGTGCGTAAGGCCCTTCCCCTCGCTGCCCTTCTTGTCGATCTCGCCCGAGCCGCCCTTCAGCAGCGTCACGCCTTCGAAGTCCTTCACGACGTTGGGCGCCCGCGCCGGGTCCACCAGCAGGCGCACGACGCCGGACGAGGAACGCAGTCGGGAGTTGACGGCGTTAAGGCGGTCGCGCACGTAGGGCGGCTTCTTGGCCACGCGCCAGCGCAGGCGCTCGCCGAAGGCCGGGACCAGCACCTGCCGCGCCAGCTCCCAGTCGGTTCCCTCGGTCTGGCTGGTGTGCCGCGCGCCGCCGGCGGGGTCGCCGTAGAGGTACACGTCGGCTGGATGCTTGCCGTAGTCGGCGACGAGCTTGCGGCAGACGGCGGGCGTGTTGGAGTTCCTGGGAATGTGCACCTCGCCGACGACGCAGGTGCGCGTCTCGCCGTCGAGGTACTGCTCCTGCATCACGACCGCGGTGCCAGGGTCGACGTTGAAGTCGAGGGCGATGATCAGCGGCTTGGCCTGGTCAACGGCCAGCTTGCGCAGGTGGTCCTTCGGCGACCACGGGTAGTAGGCCAAGCCCTCGAAGGACACCCACTGCGCTTCGTACTCCTGCGCGAACGTCAGCGGGTCGAGGTCGGCGCGCGCCTGCTCGATCTCGTCAGGATCAACGACCGTCGCGCTGGTCCAGGTGAACGACTCCCAGCCGGCGCGCGTGCCCGACAGCGAGTAGAGGTCATAGAACAAGCCTCGTCCCTTGGGGCGGCCAGTGAACCATGCCCAGCCAGGCGGGCGCCCTTTCGTCGACAGCGCCGGCCGGATGCTCTGCTCCCAGCTCTCGCGCTTCACCTCGGCGATTTCGTCGACCACGATGCCGTCGAGCGGTACGCCTTCGATGCGCTGCGGGCGGTCGAGGCCGACGACCATGAGCTGGCTGCCGACCTTGTAGCGGATGGTCAACTCGGACTCGGACACGCCGGCGACCCACTCGCGCGGCGACAGTGCCTTGAGGTCGTTCCAGAAGATGCGTTTGGCCTGGTCGCGGGTCGGCGCGGCGGCGACGAAGGTCGGGCGCGCTACGCCGCTGATGCCGGCGAGGGCACAGCGGACGAGGTGCCGCTTGCCGCGCTCGGTCTTGCCGCTGCGGCGTCCGGCGGCGACGACACGGAAGCGCGCCGGTGAGCGGATCAGCCGCAGCTGCTCGACATGCGCGTCCAGCGGAGTCCAACGGTCAGTCAGCACTGCGTCCCTCCAAGCGGTCGATGGCGTCGAGGTCGGCGCGCAGGCGCGTGGCGTCGTCCATGGTGCCGTCCTCGATCGCCTCGGCCTCCATCAGCAGGCGCGTGCGGTCCAGGTCGTTCTTCTCCAGGCTGGCGATGGCCTTGACCACGCTGGCGATCTCGCGCGGCGACTCGCACGCCGGCAGGCTGTCGATGAGCTTCCGGCTGATCTGCTCGCGCTGCTCGTCGGTGAGGCTGTCCGTCCAGGCCTTCTGCTTGGCCAGGCTGGCAATCATGCGCGCCGCGGCCCTGGGCTTGGGCAGCTTCTCGGAACCCCCTCCCTTTGCCTCGGGGTCCGTCACTCGTCCACCGTGCAGGCGCACGTTGTGGCCATCAGGCACCCGCAATGTCTGCACGTCGTCTGCACCGTCATGGAACTGTGGTCGGCATGCTAGCGCGAGGTCAAGCCCTACGCGACCGAAGGAAGTGCGCTATCCACGCTGCATGCTCGGCTGGGTCGTTGCGGACCCACGCCGGCGCAGTCTCCAGGACGATGGCCTCGATGAGCGCGGCGTCGATCTGCGCTGGCGTCCTGGCACGCTCGCCGCGCGTGACGTGACGGCACGGGCCGCAGTAGGCGCGGGCGTCGCCGTGCTTGGTCTTGCCGCACCGCTGGCACTCGTCGAAGTACGGTGATCGAGACTTCCTGCGGTCGGCGTAGCGCCGGCGCGCGTCGCGCAGGCACTGCCGGCAGACCATGTTGCCCTTGTGCTCGACGAGGGCCGACGGCTGCGCCACGTCGTGCCCGTTGCGGCATTGGTTGTTCTGCCGGAAGTTGCCGGCTCCGGGCCGGTAGTGACCATCGGGCACGCAAGGCGTATCGGATGGTCAGGCGCCGTCAGTCTCGGTCGGCTCCTTGGCCTGGATCGCCTCGGGCGGCAGGCCGGCGCGCAGCTCGGCGTCGATGCGCGCGAGGCCGCCGAAGACGATGGCCACGATCTGGGAGAGCTGCGTGTTCACGCGCGCGAACTCGGCCAGCTCCTTGCCGAGCTTGGCGATGGTCGCCGGCAGGTCGGCCTCGTCGATGGTGTACTCGGGGAAGGCCGCGCGCAGTGCGTCAGCTATCGGGCTCGTCGTCGTCATCGTCGGGAGTCTCCGGTGCCGGCGGGTCGTGCGCTAGGTACTTGTTCGCCGCGTGGTCGTGGAGCGGTCGCCCCTTGCGGGTCTTTCCGAAGCGGGCGCGCTCGATCGCGTCGTGCAGGTGCCAGTAGATATGCTTGGTGGCGTGCGTGGCCAGGACGCAGCCGAGGGACGGGTCGAACGTCAAGCAGGCACGCCAGAGCCCCATTCGGGCGGCCTGCAGGAGGTCGTCGCGCTCGATGCCGGCCCGCCGTGCCCGCCAGACGCCGAACCGGGCGACGTGCCACCCGAGATGCCGCTCGTACGATGCGTAGGCGGCGAGCTGTTCTGCCGTCGGCTGCGGCTGCGGTCCGCTGGGTCTTACGGCACGGCGACTGTCCACGGTGCGCGCGAGTGTAGCGCGCGCGCAGTGTTCTGCCCCAACGTCGAGGCCTTGTTCATCCAGACGGCCGTGGTCTGGAGCTGCACCGGCTCAAGGTGGCGCAGTTGCAGGCCGGCGGGAACGAATGGATCGGTGTCGGCGGTCGCGTCGACGCCGTTCCAAAGCTCGGCCGTGCCCCAGGTCGCCTTGACCGCGTTGGGCAGGACGAGCAGCGGCTGCGACTGCGAGGCGGCGATGTAGACCACGCTGGTCTCGATCTGCGCCATGTAGTCCTGCGACCGGTCCCAACGGATGCTGCAAACCATGGCGACGTTGGGGTGGATCGTGCGCAGGCCGCGCATCAGCCACCACGGGCCGTCGCGCTCGACGACCTGGTAGTTGAGCACTGTGCCGTCGACCTCGAACCAGCCGCCGTACTCGGCCGTCCAGTCGGGCA